GGTGAAATTACAATTAAAGGTAATGATGAAAATGGTGATGAGTTTACCTTAACTATGAATGCTTATGAGGTCATTAATTGGCTTGATACTGATGATATTAGAGATGAACTTGCAAAGTGGATCTTAAAAAATAAAAACAAAAACAAGTATAAGGAAACATCACAACAAGTAATAATGAATAATACATTTAAAAAATAATAATTAAAACAAAAAAGAAATGAATAAAAAAGAAAAATTAGAAAATATATTTAAATATATAGACAAAGAAACAGAACAATGTGTAACTGACTATATAGATATAGAAGAAATTTTAAAAATGGAAGATTATGATGAATTATATGATGAATTACAAGATGTAGGTTTTTTTAATGTAGAAATAATTTATTATGCAACTGCTATGGATTATTTAAAAGAGCATGACACTTCACTTACACAGAGTTTAGAATATGCTCACGATCTTGGATATTCGGCTAAAGATTTAAATTCTGAACTATTAGCTACTATATTAGCCTGTGAAAAACTTATAGATTCTTTTAGTTCCTATTATGATGAAATAGAAGATATATTAACTAACAATGAATAAAATGACACAAAAAGAACAATTACTAAAATACTTTCAGGAAGAAGATTTTAGCATAACCACCTTAGAATGTATGCAGAAATTATTAATTTTGGATCTGCAAGGAGTTATTAGAGATTTAAAAAATGAAGGACATAGAATAGAATCTTTTTA